GTCGATGTCGATGTTGTACTATTAGAGCACGTATTCTCATCGATTACCCATACCAAGCCATCGTTACTAATCCACTTGCACGTTCCCTGACAAGTCGAAGGTATAGGAGGAACCAGTGTGGTGGTTGTCGTGGTAGCAACCGTACCACCCTTCTCCACTATGAAATACTCTCCACTGTAAAAATCCAGACTAGCAACCACCCAAGTACCGACAGCCACTGCCGATGTACCTATATGGCTCAAAGTGACTATCTCGTAGGGTATCTCTGATAAAGAACTTCCTGGTTTTTGGTAGACCTGAGCCTTACCCCTGGCTGGAGTTTCACCAGTTTGAGCCGCTATCGGTTCTATCGTCTTGCATACAAGCGTCTTGCTGACATCCCACTCATCATTGCGTGGCTCAGGAAGCAGGATATCGAACTCCTCAAAGTGTTCGACTGATGCCGTGAAACCATAAGCCCGAGAACTCTTAAAGCAAACGTGTGTAACTTCCTCGCCAATGCGAACAGGGAACACAATGTCATAGACTCGGATCTTTTTTGTTCTTTGAGAACGAATCGCACCATGAATTGTCTTTGATAAATCTTTAGTTCTATTGGTAAGCTGAACCTGATTCTTGATGATCGATGTCTCAGCACAATACTTCGTGCGTGATGTATCGATAACATTCATTACCGAACCATTCTTAGCTCCAGGTAGTAAAGTCTGTATCGATTGCTTTGATCCGTACTCATCAACGGACAGCGGAAGTCTGAAGCTTAGTGCCGTCCTCGATGGCCGAAACGAGACACCCACAGAAGCAGGAGCATTGCCCGCATTAAGGCCAGCCGGTACGTCGCCATCCCAAAGCAGGGAGTTGGTGGCAGCATTGTAGGCCGACTCTAGGCCAGCCTGTGTCGCGTCCGCCTGGAGGAACGAATAAGTCCCAGACACCGAATCGAATACCCCAACATGACCACACGCAGCCAGGATTCGGCATATACACTCCCAGACGGTCTCGCCTTCGCACCAAATGTTTTCTGCAAAGCTCACTGGCGTAGAAGCTAAAACTGGGCAAGTGACACTGTTTGCCCTGTTGAAGGCAGGCATCAGATCCCAGTATTGCTGCAAAACCTGCTGATAGGTGTAGGTGCTATTGTTCGGCCACAGCTCTTCCTCCCATGTAGAGGCAATTACCTGAGCGGGAGTTTTTGCCACGGTCGAGATCATATGCCGTGGGTCTTTGAGAATGATATAAAAGACCTGACCAGGAATATCTTTTTGACCGATCGCTTCAATGTGTGTGATCGTCCAAAAGCCAGTTACTAAATCGTCGGTCGTGCCATTGAGCGATAAACTTACCGTGTGTGTTGCCGTAGCAGCGCCGAGAGTATCCAGCGTTTCCTTGTCGACAAGCAAGTGACACTCACTGGGTCGCCTACCTCGATACAAGTGCATAGAGTTGGTCTTGCCGAACCAGCCCAACGAGAACGGCGTTAGCGGTTCCACTCGGACTACATTCGGATCGATACAGTCTCTGCCATTTATCTTGAAATACGCCACTGGCTACCTCGTCGTTGGCAAAACAAGTGTAGGGGCAGGCAAGACGTAGGTGTAACTCCAGGCTATCCTGTATTCCGCATAACCTTGAGCGTATCGCTTGGGAGCAAAGCGAGTAATCTTAGTTTGATCCCCAAGCAAGTATGGACGCGAGAACAATGGTAATGGCGGTACAGGATAAGCATTGAGCGCCGTCATCATTCCCTGGTGCTCGTACACGACAAGGCTTTGGTCAAAGAGAATCTGGTAGCCAGGAGGTCCAAATCGCCTCATGTACCACTTGATAACTGGACCACCATCACCTTGCTGCGCGATCGAATCTGTATACTCCACTATGTTGCTGTAGGCGTTTTTAAATAGAGCCGAAATACCAACAGAGAACGTCCTTTTGGTGGCGTATTCATTACCGTCACCCATTGGCCAGTTGCGGTTAATGACTATGTTGCCAGTAAGGTTGTCCGGATGATTACTAGGAAGAACGTGCGGCGTGGGTAGCCCATTGTCCTGATAAAAGCCAGCGTCTTTAAAATCGTCTTTGTACGCATTGATAAGCAGATTGATCTTGTTGGTTAGATTTGCTTGAGCGTCTTCCTTGCCAACGATACCCGGGTCTACATAAAGCTCACCGCTTATTTGCATCGTGAATCGAGTAGCAATCCTGATGTCATTAGAATTGCGCACCGGATTGATGTTGAAGTGAACCAATTCAACTTCATTCTGTTCGTGCTGATAGGATCCGTATTTAAAAAACATTTATAACCTATCAATCATGTTTTCGATGTTTTTGATACGAACAGCTAACGCTTGCATCTCAGTGCCCATCTTCTCCAATAGTCCAGTAGTGCTCTTTGCAAACTCCACTGTCCCAGATGATGAAGCGTTCTCTGCAACACGCTTTTCATCGGACGTGACACTATCAGCTTTTTCTTCACCAGGGATATTAGCTAACTCAAAGTCATCACCGCTAGGAATAGGGTTAGGTATTCCAGCGATCGGAGGCGGTGGCACACTCTCTCCACGCTGCCTACGGAAGTTTCTCGCAGCAGCCTCCCTCTCCTTCTTAGCAGCCTCTCGTCTTTTAGCGATGCGAGGATTACTGCTCTTGCTACTTACCTCCTTGCCGCTGACCTCATTCATCTCCTTACCAAAGTCTTGGCTTCGAGAAGACTCAAGGCTTGCCACCTGCTCACTGACACCCTGAGATACAGTCGCCTGCACCGAATCAGTTGCCTCACTAACATCCTGCTCAATCGAGCTACTTACAGAACTCTGTACCTCACTAGCGACATCAGGCTGGTCTAACGGCTCACCAACACCAGTCGTCTGTAACTCACCTTCACCGCTAACATCGAACTCCTGCAAGTCAGGATCGACCTCGAACTCTTTCAGGTCATCGTCAGCGTTTGCAATAGGCTGGCTATCGCCCTGTGGCTTATCACCACCACCACCACTGGCTTGGGCCTTGACACCTGGGGAGGTATCCTGCGTGGCATTCGGTTGAGCCGCCTCTCTCGGTGCGTCGTCTTGTCTATTAGACGAGGAGGTCGCCATGCCACCCTGCTGAAAGTAACCACCAAATGTGGTTTCAAGGCCAAAAGTCGCACCCGATATCGCATCGACAACTCCCGATGATAAGACATCTATGACAGACGTTTCTGGCTGAACCGAAGCACGTCGCTGATCTCGGCGCTTCTGACGCTTCGGCTTCTTCGACTGCTGCATCTCCTTTTCAGACTGTTTAAAGACAGGCGGAACCTTGCCGAAGTTGCCTGGAGCCAAGCTCCGGAACATCTTGTCATGGTTCGCCATAATGCTGGCTATATTAGGCTTCTTTTTCTTTTTAGCCATTAGTCGCCATTAAACAGTACTGTCGTTGACAAACCGAATTTCATAGCCAGTGGCAGCAGTTGCTCTAGCTTCAAAGTTCATGGATAAAGGTATCTCAGTTTTTCCTGGCACAGTCGGAGTCTCATACACGTTACGCAGGTGAGGAAACTGCGCAGTTGTCGAAATCGTACCCGAAGTAAATGCCAGCGATCCTGCAAAGCCAGTATTCCACGAGTTGAACGAATCCGAGTGAGTCGTCGTCAAAAACGGATTCTTCACCTGCAAAGAAACCTGTCGACCAAGCGGCAAGAAACATGTCGGCGTTAGCGAGTTGCGAAACCTCGGAGCTAATCGATTATCGATCGAAAGAACAAACTCATCGAATGGACGCGAGTTGCCATTGAGCGTCAACACACCCTGCGAGAAGATGTAAGGGTCTTGGTTCGCGGTAACCGGAATGGTCGGTGGCGATGCAGGCCAAGCCGGAGGGCTTGTATCGCTAGGCGTAATCTCCGACCTAGCATAGATCAACAAGACCATATCGATGATCTCTTCTTCACCAGTCTCACTCGGACCACTACGACCGCGAAACACAGCCTGACCAACCATGCAGTCGTCATAGCGGAAGATGCCGTTATCTCTGTCGATCAACATACCAAAAGAGGGCAGCGTCTCAGCAGGATCAATATTGTCGCCAACCTTAGTCCCTCCAAGGATACGTGGCAACCAGAGGTCGAGCGCTCCAGGCCCAGGCTGCAAGTGCAACCGCCCAACAGGAAGGTAAGAAGTCTTTACGTTTCTTTCGGCTCTATTAGATCGCGTGCCCCAAATCACTCGACCACCAGCCGTCACTCGACGGGTGGACATCGATTCATAGATAAAAGCATAAGGCTCGCTTTGATTATCGAAAACGTGTGGCCCAGATCCTGGCTCCACGAGTAGCTTGGCTAAGGAGCCTACTGCTCCGCATGTTCCTGGCATAATACAATCCTCCCTGAATTGTTCTCTCTACGTGGCTTTCTCTCTACGGTGCCCACACCAGCTTTACCGGACCTGCCAGTAAAACCTCCTCACCAGCACTCATGTCCCGCAAAGAAAACCGCAGCGTAGATAGCTCGTACCTTGTAAAGATAAGACTCTTAGTGAACGTCACCTTATTGACCAGCGTAACGGAAAGAGAACCGTTTGAAGTTTTCGCCGTGTA